GACTATTTTCCGTCATCTTCGGCGTGCTATGAGGCCGGTACCCAGCTCGGAGGCCAGGCCAGCCAGTTATACTCTTCTCTCCTCACGGAGGAAGTAGTTATTTCTACAAGGTTGGCTCCTGCGGAGCTATTCTCCATGCTTGATGTCGCGGGTGAAGTGTTTGAACTTCGCCTCCCATTGAGTGCACTGGAAGACGCGTCCCTGGTGTTTGAAGGAAAACTTAAGGAGGTGGTGGATCAAGAGAAGGAGCAACCTCTTGATTGCCGTGCTGTCCCTATCTGTGAACCCCTTAAGGTGAGAGTGGTGACGTGTGCCCAGGCTGCTACCAATTTTTACTGTCTTCGATTTCAGAAGATAATGCATGGTGGCCTGCGGCGAATTCCTGCTTTCACATTCACTGGAAGACCTGAAGAGCCGTCTGATTTCAGTGAGTTCCTTGCTCTCGAGGAGTCGGAGGAGCTGGTATCTGGAGACTTTGATGCAGCGACAGATCGTCTCGATAAGAGGTGGTCTGAGTTTACCTGGGATTGCTTTTGCAAGGTCCTGGGTCTCAGTGAGAGTGATAGATTGATTGGTCGCAAGGCCTTAGTCTGTCACCGTGTCCACTATCCTGACGGGACCGAGGTGTCTCAGGAGAATGGGCAAATGATGGGTTCACCGATGTCTTTCCCAATCCTTTGCATCATCAACGCAGCAAGTTTTTTGGCTGCGTATGATCACGATGTGAAGTACCTTTGGAGTCGGAGGATCTTCATAAATGGCGATGATATCGTCTTTCGGGACGTGTCCAGCCGTTATAGTCACTGGTGGCAAGTAAATCAGAGTCTGGGGTTGATGAAGTCGGTGGGAAAGCAGTTTCGGTCCAAGACGGAGTGGGAGATCAACTCACATCTGTATAGCAACCGAAAGGGGAACCTTAAAGAAGTTCCTTATGTTAACACTGCTCTCCTCCGTGACGTTGTCCGGAAAGGCCCAATGGCCGGTCAACGCACTCTCATCCCGTGGTTCCAGCAGCACTCGCGATTCGAGGCCCTCGTGAAGGGCCACCCACCGAGCATCCAAAAGCGCCTGCGCTCGGTGTATCTCACCAAAATTGGTCTCCCGGAACGTCTACCTTTCGACCTTCCGACCTGGATGGGGGGACCAGGCTTTTTGATCACGGAGATACCATCTACCCGAAGTCTAGACTTCGCAGGGTTCTGGTTTTCTCGGAGTGTAGC